GCCACTAGAGGGTGCGGTTGTCTTTGAACCAAGAGATCTTCAATCAAATCTGGCAAAACTAGAGGATAATTGGTTGTGTAAGGCATTACATGCGGCAACATTAACAGAAAGTGTTGTAGCAATTGATGACTCAGACAATATCTCTTTCTTGTCTGAGTTCCCCTGCAATCCCAATGATGATGTTCTCCCAGTTCTCCTTAAATATAAGGCTTGCATAAGGCAAAAGAAAGGGCATGTATTTTGTATAAAGTTTAACCCATCTTATGTTGATGAAAAATTGAGAAGGGCATTGACACACGAAAACACTTCAAAAGAGAAACACATGTTCGAAAACACTGATTTACCAATGGAAGAACAGGTAATGGAATTTATATCCAAATCAATTGAGGATTATTCAGAGGATCACAATTCATTTACCTCTATCAGTTTAGAACAACCCAAAGATTCGATTTGGAAAAAGATGCAGACAATCTCGGCCCTTGCATCTAACGATCTAGAGAACATGGGGAGAACCACTTGTGCAATGTTTGACAATTATGTCGCCATGATGGAAAAGATGTACTTAGGCAGTTGTTTATCACATTTCTATGAAGTGAACAAATCAGTATTGGCTTCACTTAAAGTATCACCAGGGACTTCTGAGTACTATGTTGGAGTCAATGGGTCCTATGAATCTATTACAATTGTCAAAATGAGTTCCACTTTGGATAGTTTTTCAAAAACCAATTACTGTGTAATATCCAGATTAGAGAGGTCAACCACAAAGAGAAGGGTTAGATTAGATGGATCTGTTTCCAATGGCATATACTTTAGTAAGTTCTATTCCACTGACCCGATGATTCTGTCACAAAATCTGAAAATGCCCATGGTAATATCTGCACTAGCAACTTGGGAAATTGAAAACAACATGACACAGGGATCAATAGAGTCAGGCAAAACACCTCAGATAATACTAGACTCTGCCCTTCACTCTCTTGTCAATAGGGATCAATTTGCACAGGCATCAGAACAAGTAAGGTATTTCTATATGTCAGCAATTGGTTATGGGGGTTCTGTTTCGGACATTACGGAAAAAACAACATTCATGTTCACCAGACATTCATGGGAGAATCTGTTCTTACTTAGATCATACAAAATGGCGGCCTGTTTGAATATACTTAGCGCTTCAAAACAGTTACCAAGAATAGAAGACCCATTGAACAAGGAGTTGTCTGTTGCTTTCCCTCATACAATGTTTCCCAGTAAGAGTTTCTCTCAGACGATCTCATCAATGTATGTTTGCAATGTTTATAACAAATTTAGGGCATTTCATGAAGTAGCTGCATCGATATGTTACAATGATGTTTTGGATGAGTTAGATATATACAAAGCAAGGGTGTCTGAAGATGAGAATTCAGTATCTGGAATCAGTCCCAAGCTGCTTAGATCATTCATCACATCAGAGACTGACGGCTTGGATTACATTCTCTCAGCTGATTTCATAGATGATGAAGTAATGTTTAATGTTTCTCTTGCGTCAATAAAATCAAAAAGGTATAGTGGGAGCATGAGCTATATGATGGGTGCAACAATTGCAAACTCTGAAACATCAGATGCAGTCTTAGACAATGTGTATCACAAATTGTCTTTTGGACCAATTGAAGCATGCACAATGAAAGGGAGTATGGATAAAGGCCCGTCGGTTGAAACAGGACAGGGAATCAGAGCAGCATCCACAATCCTTGAGGAGATCATAAGGGGTTACAATCAAGATCCTAAAACAGTGAATAAATCGGTTCTTGGAGCTGCAAACTTATTTGACAGGATGGCACTGGATACAAAATCATTCTCAATCTTTATGTTTGTCCTTGTGCAATTCTGTCTGATTGTTGATCCATATAGGTACAGGATAACAGATAAAGATCAGAAAGGCCATAGAGAAATCAGTGTGCTTAATGCAGTGTTTAGGATGGGAGGATTATTTGTGGAAACTATATCTAGAGAATTATCCAACACCGTCGGGGACACAGATATTGTTCATAAACCCAATAAGGATAAAATAATAGAGGACTCTGTGAAAGAAGCATTCAATGAAGCATCACAAAAGGCAGGGTCAAGCTGTTTTGATAACTCAGATCAAAAGAGATGGGGACCAAATCACAACATGAATTTCTTTTCATACATGTTGACACCTATGTTAAGGAAAGAACCTGGGTTAATGAGATTAATCATCAAAGTATTTGATAAAGTGTTTGATAAAAGGGCTAAATTTCCAGAACCATTAATAAATCTCATAATGACAAAGAAAGTCAGGAAAACAAACTCAGAACCAATCCAAAAGTTTATTGACAGGTGTGCACCAAAGATGGACAATAAGATATTTGAAACAATACTACCAATGGGAATGTGCCAGGGGATCTTTCATGATACTTCATCTGTGGTGCATGCCATGAAAGCAAAGGCCTCAATTGCAATTGTGAATGACATAATGCCCAATGTTCGGTATTCAGCATTGACAACCTCAGATGATGCAGAAGGTATAATAAAAATGCCTGGGGGAACAGATGTGATTGAGGCTGTCAAAATCATTCATTGTGTCGGACTGAGAGTGGGAAATCTTTTTAATATTGTAAGGAGTAACCCAAAATCAGCTTTTAACTTTCACATTGCTGAATTGAATTCAATTTTCTTCAAAAAAGGGAAAATGGCAACACCTAGCTTAAAGCAAAGGATATCCAAACTGGATGTCGGGAATGGTGTGAATCATGTAGAGGACTTCTTGTCTATAATGTCTTCATCTGCTAATTACTTAGCCTCTGGTGGATCATACATGGGTACATATATAATAACAATAATGAATTTTGTTATGCACACAGAACAGTGGTTGAGATGGGATTTTGCAAAGTCAGACAATTATTACAAGCCTGTTGAAATGGGAGGGTTTCCGGTTATTGAACCCATTAGTACACTATTATCCGGTGGCATTTCAAATCTGTATATGAGATCATCACACATTTTGTCTCCTGAAAAGTATTCGAGATTGATAACAAATACACTATTGTGTCCACCTGAAAGAATTGCACTCTCTGACTTTGCAAGATCTGGATCAGATAAGGCTAAGGCATCTTATGCCACAGATGATCTGACTGTGTTCAAAGGAACTGGTCCTTTTGGCTTATTCCAAACAGTAAGGACAGACAGAAAACTTTCAGTATTTGAAAGGAGACATGGTATCTCTAAGTGGATAATACCTGAAGATTTTGCGAATATTGATAGGAAATCATCAATAGGACCCGATTTTCTATTTACCATATTTAGGAACACCAGTGTGAACACACTAGACACTAGCCTTGGGGTTAACAGTTTTTATATTAGGATGGCAGAGCCTTGGGTATCGTATGACAGGAATTGTTTCATTGTGTCAAAGAACTCTCCAATGGCACCGACACTGGGTGGTGAAGGGGCAAGGATATCACATAGGCAAGTAAGAGATAGATTCATGGCATTTTCGCTTCCTGCTGCCTCAGCAGAGTTAGAAATAGCATTCAGAAGGTGCATTAGACATGCTGAGTTTGAAGTAATGGAAACACAATTGACAGTGAGACTCACTGATGCAAAGTCACTCATGGAGTATTTGAAAGAGCAAGAAGCAGAGAGTTTTAGGTCGTCAGTGACATCACCATCCATTCAGACTGTTACACTCAGAGGTCAAAGCGCTAGTGATTCAGATGCCTATTTCCTATCAATAATAAAAGCCATGTCTGGAGTTAGAAGCAAAAGACTTATCAATGAATTTAGGAGATCCCAAGTTGCTTATGATTCAATTACCATTCCAGAACCAAGAGAACCTGTGAATCTACTAGACACAATAGTATTTGCTGACAATGCAGTTTCACTATACAATAAATTTGTGAGAAGAGATACCAAAATGATTATCCCCAACAACGTCGATGACATGAGGCAACTCTGTTTGGATATCCTTAAGAATAAATTTACAGAAAAGATGGGACTAATAACAACTGGAACACTTGAAATGAGTGAAGAGAGGTCAAAACCGTATGCATACACCAAGTGGTATCAGGAACTGTTGAGGTTATCTGAAATCAGAGAGAAACACATTGCCATGAGTGTACTTGCTGGGAAAGAGGACAATCTTGCTTTAGTGGGCATATCAACACCGAGAGGGCTCATAACTAGTAGGGACATGTTTGAGATAGGTGACAGCAGACTTCCAGAGAAAACGGTATTAATATCAAGTAACAATAAGGGGAGTTTTGTTAATACAATTAGGAATTGGCTTGCAGCAAAAGTAAAATTTTCGATGGACAGAGATACAATAAATAGTTTTATTAAAGGGCGACTCACTTTTGCACATGATTACTTCATAGAAAAGAATGTCTTCATGAGAAACCCAAAACATCAGTATCTGAAAGTTAGTTGTAAATCATCCCCATCTACACATTTCATTAAGACAATCATGTCAAATGACAGAGGTAGGTTAACAACTTCATACGAGCACACTTTTGTTTTTAAGGACAATGTGACTAGGTCAACACCTCTTGCTGAGTCTACTTTTCACAATAAGAATGAGGTTTGGATAAACAACCTAGTTAGGGGAATCAATTCAATTAAGAGTGTGGAAATGGGAAAATGGTACAATATCAGTTCGTCTTCATCTGCAAGTCTGAGATCTAGTGGGTATAGAAAAACCATAAATGAGACAGACAAATTCAGGTTTTTAGTCATATCACCGTCAACAGAACTGAGTGTTAAAACAAATAAAGAATCACTCACTGTCATGTTTTCAATAGGCAATTTTGAATTCCCTGTCACTTATGTCATGCCCACAGAAATCGAAGACATGAGGCCAAGGGTTCAACTCACAGATATGGATTTCAAAGTGGCTACAAGATTCTACACTCATCTGTCAAGTGAAACTAGAAACTTCAACAGAACCACTTTACTTCGCAAACCAGTTTTGAAACAAATAATTGATTATATACTTGTAGAGACAACAGCGTCCACTGAAGACATGGTGATTGAAAGGTACATGAGATCCAGAAAGATGCCTGCAATTACTAGTGATCAGATGGACATAGTGAGAACAATGCTTGTAAACAATAGGGAAATAGGGGTTCATTTCAGTTCTCACAGGTTCACAACATCACTTCTTAATCTAGGAAAGAGAAGGGAATCCAATCACACTTTCTTTTCTAGAAGGATAACTGGTGAGAGAGTGAATTATGAGTCTGAGGACCTAGCTGGGGAGTCTGACAATGATGAACTAGTTGTGATAGGTAACATTGGTGAGGCCACAGTAATCAAAGATGCATCAGAAGAGAGTGTCACTCGGCCTAGGTACCTGGGACAAGATTCTAGAAGACCATCAGTTGTATCAAGTGTTGTAACATCTAATACAGAAGAGGTTAGGAGAGAAGTAGAGAGAGCTCGAGACAATGAAATAAAGTGGTCTGCTGACCCTGCTGATGCAACACTGAGTGTACAAACTAAAGAAGATGGGCATCTGTTCTCTGATGTTGAATCAGATTTCACAAACATTGCTGACAAGGAACCAGAAGGCAATGACAACACACTAACATCTTCACCAATACCATCGGTCACAATTGGGGACACAACTGGTGATGTCATTGAAATGACTGCTTCAAATGCACTTAATGATTTGTTCAGTTCAATGTTAGGCAATGCCACTTTCGATGACATTTTTGATGTGGACTATGAAACAGATGAGGAAGGGAAACAGACAAATAGCAAGATTCTGGACACAATAGACAGTCTGTTCAAGAAAACAATGGAGGACACTTATGGCAAAATAGTAGATGAAAAGGATTCCGCTCTAAAATCCATAGTGACGGGCCATACTGTGGATGGAAATTTAGAAACTGCAAGACCCATGATCAAATACTTAAAGGGTTGGCTTGACACTGTGGGAAGAATGAAGGAATATGATTTCATTGACAGTCAGAGTTCAAATGTGTCAAAAATAACCAGTGTGTATCTAATGATGAATAACATGGGTGTTCTTGATATGGCCTTCCCTCTGCATCAGATGTTTGGAGTCAATCACTTAGACCTTCCAATTGAGTTAAGTGCTTTAACTGTTGTTAATGAAATGTACATGTAAATTGATTTGGAAAACCTTTCTGTTCTGGTTGAAGTTTTGG